TTTTTTTGTAATAACCTAAATTTGAGGATCCCACAATTCTCAGCAATTTGAAAAAGACCTTGACCTTTAGAACCAAACGAGTAGCCCTCAATATAGATTTCTGGATTAGTTGATTCAAATAGGGGATTTGAAAAGAGTATATCAATAACAAAGTCTGATATGTTTTTGAATCTTTCAATCGGGTCGGTCCATTCTTTATGTTCATAACCAATAATGTTCTCACTTTGTTTACCTACCCACTTCTTTTTGGTAGTTAAGTAATAAAATTTCAATTCGCCATTGTTAACACATACGGCTGGACTTGTTAAAGAATAATCAATTCCAACTTTCGTGATCTGCTTCTTCTGGTATATCATTGTCTTCTTCCTGTTCAACTTCATATCCACAAAAAGGACATGTAAGAGGATCCAAATCGGATTTATCCTCGTCCCATTCTACAGTATATTTAGTCTGACAATTAGAACAATGTTTTGAAACTTTTTCCATTTATAGTTTGAATTTTTTAAATTGATTTTTGGTAACGTCTTGTTTTATTCCACCAACTACATAAGATTCAATTTCAGTTTCTTGTGGTGCATTTTGAGCTGATCTACTGTTTAACCAATGTTCAACCCACGGTAGTGAGTTTTGTTTCTGGTCATAAGCAGGAGATAACCCTATTGCTTTCATACGTCTATTAGCCATGTACTCTATAAATTGGTGTAATAACTTTTCTGATAAACCAATCATAGACCCTTTACTGAATAGGTATGTTGCCCAACGTTTCTCATCATGTACTGCGTCATCGTACATTTTGTAAACTTGTTTTTCACAATCTTTGATTACTTTATTCATTTCTTTATCGTTTTCGTAATCTGTCCAATTGTTAATAATTCTTTGAGACATTGCTAAATGTTGACTTTCATCCCTTGCAATAAAGGATATAATCTTAGCAGAGCCTTCTAATTTTTTAAGTTCACCAAATGCAAAACTACAAGCAAATGATACATAAAATCTCAAGCCTTCTAATATGTTTACTGATACCATAGCAAGGTACAATCGTTTCTTTAGTTCATACATATCTACCTTGTCTGGTGTTAAATGATATCTATGTCCCATTTCAATTAAATCATCATAAGTTTTAGTGACATGAGCTGCTCGTTCTTCTATCTTCTTGTCCTCTAAAATCATATCAAACACGTCTGCTGGGTTTGAATATAAGTTTTTAATAATGTATGTATATGATCTGCTGTGTATTGTTTCCATAAAATCCCATGCAACAATACAGCCTTCTAATTCTGGTAAAGATACAAATGGTAAAAATGCCAAACAAGGTCCTCTACCTTGTACACTATCTAACATAGTTTGATACTTTAAGTTAGATGTAAATATAAACTTTTGTCCTTCAGATAAATCCAAGTAATCATTTCTATCTTTCTGTAAAGATATTTCTTCAGGTCTCCAGAAATAACCTAACTGTTGTTGTGTTAACTTATCAAAAATAGGATATTTCATATTATCATATCTTTGTACAGACAGATCAGGTCCAAAAAACATTAACTGTTTTGTTGTATCTATTCCTTTTTGTTTATTAAAAACTGTTTTACTCATAAAATTTATTTATTATTTTAGATAGTGCAACTATCACAATCTTCCTCTTTGTCCTCCTCTTTAGGAGTTTCTTCAGGTGTAATAGGTGTATCGTAATCTATGGAGTGTTTAGGCTCTTCAATGTCTTTTTTACTATCGTATGTGTTCTGGTAGTATGATGTCTTCCAACCGTATTTATAAGTTGTTAACAAGTCTTGTGCCATAACAGATACAGGTACTTGATTGTCTTCGTAATTGTTTGGATTATAAGACCAGTTACCTGATATAGCCTGATCAAAGTACTTTTGCATTACTGCTACTATGTTTATATATCCCTCATTGTTAGGCATATCCCATAATAAAGTATAAAAATTCTTTAATTTATTATATTCTGGTACTATTTGTGTTAATGTGCCTTTCTTACTTTTCTTAATAGATAAGTGATCTCTAGGTGGTTCAATGCCGTTTGTAGCATTTGAAACCACACTAGAGGACTCGGAAGGCATTTGGGCTGATAGAGTACTATGTCGTAGCCCAAATTCTTTAATATCTGCTCGTAATTTGTCCCATTTCATTGATAGTTTACGTGTGACAATCTCGTCAACTTCTTTTTTATAAGTGTCTATTGGTAGTTTACCATCTGCGTATTTTGTTCTATGAAATAGATCACATTGTCCTTTTTCTTTTGCAAGATCATTACTTGCTTGTAATAAGTAAAATTGAAAGGCCTCTGTTAGTTTATCTACTTCTCTCCAAGCACCTTTTTGTTCGTATTTGTATCCTGTTTTTGCTAGATAATGTGCAAGTCCAATATAGCCAACACCTAATGATCTTCTTTGTTTAGTAGATATCTCGGCAGCTTTTACTGGATATTTTTGATGATCTATAATTTCTTCTAATGCTCTTACTGTAAGATCGCATAGTTCTTCCAGTTCATCTAATTGATTAATCTTACCTACATTTATTGCTGATAGAATACATAGTGCAATCTCTCCTGGACCATCTATATGTTGGATAGGAGTGGTAGGGAGTGTGATCTCTTGACATAGGTTACTCATAGTCACCGTATCTTTAAATGATGAGTGAGTATTACAATGGTCAATATTCATTATGTAAATACGACCTGTCTCTGCTCTTTCTTTTAATATATCAAAAATCAATTCTTGTGCTGATACTTTTATTTTACTAACACTTGTTTTTCTTTCTGCCTTTTCATAAAGGTCATCAAACTCTGGTTTTCCCCATGCTTCAACTAATTCTGGTACTTCATGTGGAGAAAATAATGTTATATCTTCTTCATTAATAAATCTTTCATAAAATAATTTAGATAGTTGTATAGAATAATCTAATTTTCTAACTCTGTTATCTTCCGTACCTTTATTATTTTTTAAAACTATAATATCTTCTATTTCTTGGTGCCAAATAGGGAAGTGAACAGTTGCCGAACCTCCACGTACTCCGTTTTGAGTACAACACTTAACCGTTGCTTCAAATTTTTTAAGGAAAGGAATAACTCCTGTATGTTGGACTTCTCCCCCTCGGATTCTTGCATTAATTCCTCGTATTCTACCTGCGTTGATACCGATACCGGCTCTTTGAGCAACGTAATTTCCAATAGCCATGTCACTACTGAATATGCTAGGTAAAGTATCGTCAACGTCAACAAGTACACAACTAGCATACTGCTTAATAGGAGTACGAACACCAGCCATAACAGGAGTTGGAATATTAATTTTAAAATTGGAAATAGCGTCATAATATTTTTTAACATACGTCATTCTCCTTGCTTTTGAATAGTTTTGAAAAAGAGTTGCAGCTATTAACATGTACATAAATTGAGGAGTTTCATATATTTCTCCACTTGATCTATCTTGTACTAGATACTTGTCTATAACTTGTCTTAAGCCTGCATATGTAAAGTTATTATCTTTTTCATGTGTAATCCAATTCTGCATTCTACTAAAATCTTTTTTATCATATTTTTTTAGAATTTCAGGATCGTATACACCTTGTTTAACACATTTTTGTACGTGATCGTAAATATGTGGATGATCCCATAATCTACCAATAACTGACTTTCTTAAACTGAATAATAATAGTCTAGCAGCCACATATTGGTAGTTAGGATTGTCTAGTGAGATTAAATCTGAAGCTGACTTTATTAAAATTTGTTGTATATCATTTGTAGTAATACCATCGTAAAATTGGAGACCACTATTCATTTCAACTTGTGAGGCTGATACACCTTTTATATCTTCACAAGCATACTCAACCATTTCATGTATCTTATCAATATTAAGAGGTTCACTTCCTCTTCCATTTCTTTTGGTCACATTTATTTTATCTATCATTTTATTTTTTTCCAGTGGTTAAGTTTAGTGAGAGCACTCAATTTGGAATAAGTGTTCGTCTTTATTATATCTGTAATTTTGTTTTTTGTCAAGCCACCAATGATCATATCATTAACATCTTTAAATTGTAAGTCTTCAGGCCATATAACAATGTTGAAATCTTTCTCAACTATTTTATACATACGATTTATAATTTCTTTGTTTCTTGGCTCGTTGTCAAATATATATGTTATTTTATCATTTGGTATTTTATTATTTAATGATAAATCTGCACCGGCAGCTGCGATACAATTGCCTATGAATAATGAATCAAATGGACCCTCAACTATATATACATGATCTTGAAAATTTATACGTTCTAATCCAAAAACTTTTTGTTTGTTTTCGTTTAGTTTTATTGTTAAGTATTTAGGAATATCGTGTCCTAAACTACGACCTTGAAATGCAAATAACTCACCAGTTGTATCGTAAAAAGGAATAATGATCCTATTGTGATCCTTTTGAGTTTTATATGTGTTTGGTTTAACTTTGTTAACTAATTTTTGAAATTCATCTGTATAATATAACTTATCAAAAAATTCTTCAGGTAATTTTCTGTTAATACAATACTTTTTTGCCACGTGTTCATCATCTAATTCTTTAATTGTTTTTAATCCTTCTAATATATTAATTTTAAATACAGGTTTTTCAAATTTCCAATCTGGTTTAGGTGTAGATGGTGCTGACCCTTTATATCTTTCTAATAGATATTCTTTGTGTAGTTTAGGGTCTACAAATTTTAAGAAGTTTGTAAAGTTTTGCCCTTGGCCACAATTATGGCATTTAAAAAACATATCATTTTTAACTCTATAAAAATATGCTCTTGCTTTGTTTTTAGATTTTTTAGAATCACCACAATGAGGACAACGGAAGTTAAACAGATAGTCTGTTTTCTGTTTAAACTGTTGCAACCTACCCGATAGTTGATTAATAAACTTTAGATCAATATAAGACGACATAGTAAAGATTACTATACACCATTACTATGAAATTGTCAAGCTTAATTGAAAAATGAAAAGTATGGTAACATACCCTTTTTGGATACCATTAAAACCGTTAAAAACTCTACGGCAATAAAAGCACCTATGATAATCCATTTGTACTTTTCTAACAGACTAATTCTACCTCTAAATTCGGTTTTTATACCAACTATGTCTTCCCTTAACCTTTTTTCGGTTTCTTCTATCTGTTCTTTAAGTTCTCTCTCTATACTTAACGTTTCACTAGCTCTTATTTTTAGTTTGGAAAAGATAACATCATCTATTTTTTCCTGGTGTTCTATCTTTTCCTCGTGTACGGCCAACATAGATTTGATATTACCAGATACCTCTGTTAATTTATCAATAGCTACGTCAATACGGTTTTGTAATTGATTAACCTGTTGTACGTCTTTGGTTAACTCTGCTAATTGTACGTGTATTTCTGTATGATTATCGTCTGCCATAATGTCTTTTGTTTATCAATATTTATAATAGTTTCAGTTTCACATGCTTTTAAATTTTGTGTACATGTCCACAATAAACACCAACATAAAAAAAACTTTATGAAGGTCCAGAATATCTTTTTTATCAGACAGCCTCCTAGATTGTGTAGATAGATACCAAATTAGATTTGCCCTTAACTTTGACCATATCTAATTTTTTCCAATCAAACTTTGATCTAATCATTCTGTATGTATCATAACCTACGATTAATGTTGCGTCATAATCTTTGCTCACGCCCTCTAATCTACTTGCTAGATTAACGGCGTCACCTAATACTGAATAATCAAACCTTTGATCGGAACCCATATTACCAACTACAGCAGGACCTGAATTTATTCCTATACCGATGTTGATCTTGATACCTGTACCAAAACTTTCACTGTCATTTAACTCTTTTAATTTATCAATCATTTCACATGCTGAATTTACTGCAAGTGTTCTATGATTGTGTTGTTGTATTGGAGCATTCCAAAATGCCATAATACAATCGCCCATGTACTTATCAATAGTACCACCATTTTTCATTATGATGTTTGTCATGGGTGTTAGAAATTTATTTATTACAACTGTTAGACCTTGTGGATCAGATTGAAATCTTTCTGAAATAGGAGTAAATCCTCTTATGTCACAAAATAAAAAAGTCATATCTCTTGTATCACCACCTAATTTTAAAAGTTCAGGATTTTTCTGCAACTTCTTAACCATATCTGGTGCTAGGTAATGTTCAAATTGTTTTTTGATTTGTAATTTTAATCTATTCTCTCTTGCAAAGTTATTGTATATCAAGTGTGCCCATACTATACTTCCTATTATTGCAATTGATGACCAATCTGTAAGTATCATATGTTTTTGCCATAGATAACCACTTGCAATTGTTAAATCAAAATAAAAACCGACTAAAATTGCGGCTGACCAAAATAAGCCAACTCTAGGTAAAACTATTAAAAAGAAACCTAATGCTATTATTAAAACAATCCATTCTGCCATAGGCGCCCAATCAGGCCTACTAATAAACTTACCAGACAATAATGTTTCTGTAGATAAAGCCATTATCTCGTGTGTGTTCTTTAGACCATTAGGTGTTAATACAAATGTTGAACCATCAAAAGTTGCACCTATGAATACAATCTTACCTTTCATAGATGACCAATCTTTATCTGTATAATCTACTCTAGGTATTCTATGTCTAAAATCAATCCATATATCATCTTGTTTAGGTATAGGAAACTTTATTATCTGCAAAATCTTTTCCGGCACGGAATTATCCAAGGATAATTTTCGTATAACAGAGTCAACACTTAGCTCCACTTCCACGTTAGCGATAGCTAGAGATTTCCTTTCTATACTCTTTAAGTTCTTTGCTGTGTTTGTTTCAGTTAGAATAACTGGATACTTTGAGATCATCTTCAAAAACATTTCATCACCACCTAGCCTATCTTTGTGAACAAATACTACGTTCAGAAATACTAGAGCTGCACCATTTTTATATGCATTGATAATAGTACGACCTAGTATGTCTCTCTTCCATGGCCACTGACCTTGTTTCTCTAATGCTTTATTTGATATGTCTAATAACACCAAACTTTTAGATTGATAATTGTCACCTAATTTTTGATATAGATCAAAGGTTTTTAACTGTAGAGTTTGTAAAGGTACTGGATTATATAACTTTAATCCTAATAGTATTAATACACTTACTATTACTGCCCATATGGAAGTAAATTTAGTCATGTTAATATTTAGTCTGTCTGTATAATAGTGATTTCGTTTTGACTTGTACTATTACCTACATCAAGGTGTTGTGCCTCTTTGTCTTGTAATATTTGTATGTCTGCTTCTTTACTTGTTTCTGTTTTGATGTATGCTCTATGATTATCATTGTATCTATTTAAGATAGTGTAATCTCCACTTGTACTTGCTGTTGCGTCATGGTCATTGTCTAATGTTGATACTCTACCTGTACCAGTTGTTGATGAAGTAGCACCTGTGACACCATCTGTTGTAGTTAAAGTTTGGGTTACATCTCCAGTAGTATAGTTTAATGTTTCACCACTAGCAGTTACCTCTGTTTCATTTCCTTCATTATCAACCCATTCTGTACCACAAGATTGATTAGCATTGTCCCAATAGTAACCATATTTTAAGCATTGTTCTTCATCATAACTTGCTAATAATAATTCTAATTCTGCGTCTATATCATAGTCATCTTC